ACTTACGCAACATATTACAGCCACTGGACGTTTCAGTGGAAGAAATCCCAACATGCAAAACATGCCAAGAGGAGGTACATTCCCAGTAAAGAAAGTATTTGTATCACGATTTAACAATGGATTAATAATGGAGGCAGACTTTGCACAACTCGAATTTAGGACGGCAGCGTTCTTGGCACAGGACAAAACAGCAATGGAAGAAATCGCAACTGGTTTCGATGTACATGCTTACACAGCAAAAGTTATCACTGATGCAGGGCAACCAACATCACGCCAAGCAGCTAAAGAACACACGTTTGCACCGCTCTTTGGAGCAAGCGGTTATGGACGTACAAAAGCTGAAGCAACCTACTACACCCACTTCAACGAGAAGTATAAAGGCATAGCCAAGTGGCACAAGTGGTTGGGTGATAAGGCATTACGTTTCTTGAAGATAACAAATGTATCAGGCAGACAGTATGCTTTTCCTGATGTGACAAGAAGACACAGTGGTGTACCAACGCACTTCACTATGATTAAGAACTACCCAGTGCAAGGCTTTGCTACAGGTGATGTAGTGCCAGTGGTACTCAATGAAATGCATGAACGTTTACGACACATGAAGTCGTGTTTAGTCAATACTGTACACGATTCTATGGTGGTTGACGTACACCCTGACGAGAAAGACCTAGTATTGTCTATGGTAGAATCACTAAACCTGGATTTAAATAACTTGATAGAGGAAACATATGGAATAGAATTAAATGTACCAATGTTATTAGAAGCAAAAATAGGAAAGAATTGGCTTGACACAGTCGATGTATAGTGTATAACTAAGACTCTTTTAGTCTATGAAAGGATATATAGATATGAGTACAGAATTGGCAATAGCAACAGAGCGTGGGCAGTCATTAGCAGAACTAATGGGTGTTGACAATCAGCCAACTCAACAAGCAACACCATCCCTAGCAAGGATGAATATTGTTAATAGCCCAATCATGGGAATAAATGCTAATGGTAAGAAAGAAGAAGTTGTTTCTGTAGGAAGCCTTGTTCTTACAGTTGGCGATGATACGTATTACTCTGAGACTGCAAAGATTAGAGTGTTTGCTATGCGTTATCGTTGGCAAAGATACAACGAAACAACGAATAAGTATGAGCGTACAGTTCTAGCTAACAATCTCAGGGGTGACCTACGAGATAACTTAGGTGGTATGAACTTAGGTAAAAAGGCAGGGTATACTTCTACAGAAGAGTATCAAGCTTTACCTGAACATATCAAGAAGGTTAAGCGTATAAAAGTTTTCTATGGTCAGGTGACTATGGATAACCCAGTCAATGAACAGGGCGAGAAACTAAGTGCAGTTAAGTCCTTACCATTTGTTTGGGATGTAAAGAACACACCGTCCATCAATAGTATTGACTCAATACTTAACGGTATGAACCGTAAGAACATGTTACCAATTATGGCGCATATAAATCTTACAGGTGCAGAAGGTGGGTCTAGTCCTAGTTGGGGTAAGGTTGAAGCTTCTCTTGGTGAGAAGGCTGAACTAACCTCAGAGGACAATGAGATTCTTACTAACTTCTTGGAGTACATTGAGTATACAAATGCTAAGATACTTGAGGCACATCATGAACATGCAAAATCTCATGCTGATGAAGATCAATCTTTAGTAAAAGAAATACTAAACAATGATTTTGTAGAGGTGGATGAATAATGAACCACCCTGCTGAACTACAAGTCTTCAGCTTTTTGCAGAAGGCTATGTCTGGTGAAGCTACTATGACAGAGGAGGTAGCCAATCAGGTTGCCTCCGATGTTAAGGCTGCGTTGGATAAACAGTTTAACTCTGGTCCTCGTGACGAGTTTAAGCTACGTATGTCTAACATAGGCAGACCTACTTGCCAGTTGTGGTTTGAAAAAAATGACCCTGAAGATAAGATACCTTTACCTCCACACTTCCTGATGAACATGTTACTTGGTGATCTAGTTGAGGCTGTGTTCAAAGGACTACTACGTGCAGCAGGTGCTGAGTTCAAAGACAATGATAACGTCACACTCAAGCTACCTGATGGACAGGAGATCAACGGTGAGTACGACATGGAAATGGATGGCAAGATAGATGATGTAAAGTCTGCATCACCTTGGTCATACCAGAATAAGTTTGACTCATTTGAATCTTTACAAAAGGAAGATGGCTTTGGTTACATACCACAATTAGTGGGCTACTCAGAGGCTGCAGGAAAAGAGGTAGGTGGTTGGTGGGTTATCAACAAAGGCAACGGTGAGTTTAAGTACATCAGTGCGGCTGACGTTGACCGTGATGCTGTATTAAAAGAGATACAACACACGGCAAACTACATAGAAAATGATGAACCGTTTGAGCGGTGCTTCGAACCTGTACCTGAGACATACTTTAATAAACAATCAGGTAATCTAGTACTCAACAATGCGTGTAAGTTTTGTAGCTACAAGCATAAGTGTTGGGATGGACTAAAGACATTACCTTCAAGGGTATCTAAAGCTAAGAACCCAAAGGAAATTGACTATGTATTTATAGGAGATGGAAAATGATTGAAAAATCTGATGATGTAATTACCATTGATGGTATTAGTTATGACCCGAAAGATTTCAATGATGAGCAGCTTAACTATTATAGCGATATAAAGTTAACTGATGTTGAGATTCAAAGGCTTAAGTTTACCTTGCACATAATGGAAGACTATCAACAAAGATGTACAAATGAATTAGGTTCGAGTTTAGCCAATAATGAAACGGCAACATAACAAAAGGTTATATCGTAGTGGCCTCGAACAAGAGGCTGCTGCTTTCCTCAAGGCTAGACAGAAGAAGGTAGAGTATGAGAAGATAAAGATAGAATGGGAAGACCTACGCTATCGTACATACACACCAGACTTTGAACTAGACAATGGTATTATAATAGAAACTAAAGGCATATTTAGTCCTGCAGATAGACGCAAACATTTAGAGATACAGAGACAGCACCCGAAGCTAGACATCAGGTTTGTATTCAGCAATGCTAATGCTAAGTTATATAAAGGAGCCAAGTCACGCTACTGTGATTGGTGTGAACAAAAGAACTTCAAGTGGGCGCATCGTGTCATACCTGAAGGATGGCTATTAGAAAAAGGCAAGCGCATGAAAGTGCAGCGTGTCATAGTTAAAAGGAGAACCTAATGGGTTACGAATTAAAAGATGGAGATATAGCTGTAGTTATCCATCCTGAAATGGATGAGAATGATGAGTGGACAGGTATGTTAAAAACAGGTTTAGTCTTCGGTGAGTCTCAACATCCTTTAGCTATGCGTAATGCTATGGACTATGCACTTACTATGGCTGCAGCTTCTGAAGTTCTAGAAGAGTATCCTGAACTACATGATTACTTTGATGATGCAAGACATAGGATATTAAAAGAAATGTTTCCTAAACAGTACGCTGAATCAGAACTTGAAATAGAAAAAGAAATGGAATATACCAAAGAGGGTAACGTAATCAAGTTAACCAAGTGGACAAAGACAATGGGTGAAGCGTGACAGAAGAAGAGTTTGAAATAGACTTTGATGTAGAAGATATGTTCAAGGACTTTGATGAAATGGAAAAAGACTTGGTGAACCATCCACCGCATTACAATCAAGCAGGTATAGAATGCATTGATGCTATTATGGCTGCAACCAATCATAACAAAGAAGGATACCTACAAGGTAACATACTGAAGTACGTATGGAGGTATGACTACAAGGGTGGCCTAGAAGATTTGCAAAAGGCACAATGGTATCTAAACAAACTTATTGAGGTATACAAAGAGAAGCACAAATGATACGCAAGTTTAGTGTCACGTATGTGATGGAGGTAGATGAGGACAACAACTTCTTATCTGCCCACGAAGAAGGACATACAGAAGATGTGCATGATTTGATTAATAATATTATGCATGACGTAGATGATATTAAAATACATAATCTGATGGTTAAGGAAAGACGATGATAACAAAGGAAGACATAGATCACTTTGCAGATATGCAATCACCTATAATGGATATGGGATACTATCAACAGGAAGCAGTGAAGACTGCTATCTATAAAGACGCTATCATTTATCCTGCGTTGGGATTGGGTAACGAAGCAGGTGAAGTACAGGGTAAGATCAAGAAGATGTTACGTGATGGTACGTTTAACAAGGACGCTATAGCTGCAGAGATTGGTGATGTGTTGTGGTATATTGCTGCACTGTGTCGTGACCTAGAGATAGACATGGCAGAGGTAGCGTTGAAGAACTTGTCTAAGCTGAAGAGTAGACAGGAGAGAGGAACTATACAAGGAAGTGGTGACAACAGATGAACTATTGTACTACCAAGGGTCTGATATGGCCTGTCTTATTTTGTATATTCGTAATCGTAGTGCTGCCAGTATTACTGGTGGATAACGCAAGGTACTGCAAGCAAAGTATTATACCCTGCTATCCTTGGACGGAGCCTCGTGAATGGAATTAGTTAAGTCATATCACGATTACTTGCATGTGTATAAGACTAACCTGGATTTGGAAAAGTTAGAAGATAGTTGTAAGAAGATCAGAGACTATATAGAAAATGGTTTAGACTTAAACGATATTCGTATACACAATGCTCCTATGACAACTAGAGTATTTCAACAGTATAACTTTACACAGTTTGTATTTGATCAGACGCATGAGGTATACGAAGCAATAACAAGAGTAGCTAACAAACACATAACTGATTGGTCTACTAACTGGTGGACACAATGTTGGTTAAACTGGTATGAAGAAGGAGAGTTTATACATTGGCATGATCACGGTATAAGTCAGCCAAAATCATTACACGGTTTTATCTGTGTTCATACTAAGGATAGTCAAACTGATTATGAATTAAAAGACGGTACAAAGTTTAGTGTTCCAAGTAAAGATGGAAACATAATGGTAAGTACAAGTGATGGTGACAGACATGGCACAGAGCCTTGGAAGTATCAGCACCCAAGAATAACATTGGCGTTTGATGTAGCGCCAGAGATAGACATAGAAGCATATGAGTGGCAACCTAATCACTGGACACCACTACTCAGATTGGAGGATTAAATGAGTAACTTATTACCTACAGACTATCAAAGTTTTATACACCAGTCACGCTATGCCAAGTACATAGATGGCAAAGGACGTGAGTCATGGGCTGAGACAGTAGGACGCTACGTAGATAACGTAGTACGTCCAGTGCTAGGCGATGATTCGTACGTTAATCAAATAGAACAATCTATACTTGGACTAGAAGTAATGCCAAGCATGAGAGCAATGATGACTGCTGGTCCTGCATTGGAAAGAGATAACACAGCAGGATACAACTGTAGCTATCTACCAGTGGATGACCCTAAGTCATTCGATGAAGCTATGTTCATCTTGCTCTGTGGTACAGGTGTGGGCTTCTCAGTAGAGCGTCAGTTCATACAGAAGCTACCTGAAGTACCTGAGTTGTTTGATAGTGAGACTTTGATTGTTGTTAAGGACAGCAAGGAAGGTTGGGCTAAAGCATACAGACAACTACTAGCATTGCTGTGGGCAGGTGAGATACCTAAGTGGGATGTGTCACGTGTACGTCCTGCAGGTGCTAGACTAAAAACCTTTGGGGG